AATGCAAGCACAGGCGCAAGCCGAAATGCAGAAAACGCAGATGACGATGCAAGCCGACGCTGCCAAGACGCAAGCGCAGATGCAGTTGGAACAGGCCAAGATGCAGCAGGAAGTTGCGTTGGAGCAGCAGAAGCAGCAGTTTGAGGCCCAACTTAAGGCGCAGGAACTCCAGCAGAAGGAGCAGATGGAGCGGTTCAAGGCCGAACTAGACGCTGCGACGAAGGTTATGGTGGCGCGTATTCAGGCCAATCCGGGCCTAGACATCCCGATGCTGGAAGCGCAGCAACAGGTCACCGAGCGCGTGGTGCAGGACATGGGCGCAGAGGTCAAGGCCGCGATGGATCGCCTCGCCGCACTCTACGAAAACATGGCCTCCGCGCAGACCGAAGGTATGTCGGGCATCCGTACCGCGCTTGCCTCGCTGACCGGCCCGAAGCGCATCGTCCGTGGCCCTGATGGGCGTGCGGTTGGCGTAGAGACGGTGCAGCAGACCGTAGAGATGGCCCCGCAGATGAGGCCGCAGTAATGGCGACGATCTCAACGACCCGTGGCGAAATGGACGAGGCTGACCTTGTAAAGAAGGAAGGCGCGATAGAGAACGACCACGAATTTACGAAGTGGGTTGAATACTGGTTTGAGAATGAACTTGTCCACAGGTCGGTTCATGTCCACCTGAAACAAGTCCCCGCGCTATTCCCCGAATTGGAGAAGTTTTAATGGCTAACACACAGGCAATGGCGACATCGTTCAAAGTGGAAATCCTTGGCGGTGTACACGCCATCGGCACCCCGCCGACCCGTGCCACGACGGCAAAAGATACGTTTAAGGCCGCACTCTATGAGGCGACAGGATCGCTCGGTGCGGGTACGACGGTTTATAGCGTCACGGACGAAGTGAGCGGCGCAGGGTACACAGCGGGCGGCATCACCGTCACCAACGCCACCTCGCCGACCTCTAGCGGCACGACGGCGTATTGGACACCCTCGGCCTCGCTGACGTATTCCAACGTCACGCTGACCACCGCCTTTGATGCCGTCCTTATTTACAACAGCACGCAGGGAGATAAGGCCGTTGCCGTGTATACGTTTGGCAGTCAGACCGTCACAAGCGGTAACTTCATTCTGACCATGCCGACGAACGACGCGACCACCGCCCTTCTTCGTATCGCGTGATGAACCGTGGCGAAAGGCCCGTGGGACACAGGTACTTGGGATGACGCGCAATGGGACAGTCTCCCGGTCACCAGCAATGTCGGGACTGGCGGCGTTGGTAACCTTGGCGTATCCCGATCCGATGCCCTCGTCGGAGAAGCCGCTACAGGCGAAACCGGCACGCTCACCGCGCAAGCGTCCTTCGCCATCAGCGGCGAAAGTGCGACAGGAGCAACGGGTAACGTCGGAGCAAGCGTTACGGCGGGCCTTACGGGTGTCACCGCTACCGGACAAGTTGGAGACGAAGCAGATGAAATTACAGTCGCTTTATCAGGCTTGGGCGCGAGTGGCGCATTGGGCCAAGTCCAATCTACGCCATCCCTCGGGCTTACCGGCGTGGAAGCGACGGTATCAGTTGGAAATGTCACCGCCGTCGTCCAGCCCGTCATCATCGTCGGTACGGACTCGCACGAAGGCGACAAAAAGCGCACTAAAAAGTGGAAAGACGAGCAAGAAGCGCGGGAAAGACGCAAGCGCGAACTGATAGAGGTATACGAAGAGTTAGTAGAAGGCAGACCAACGGTTGCAGCGGCACTTGTTAAGCCCTATGTAGAGGCCAAGGCACGCCGAACTGCTGAACCGACGATAGATTGGAACCGATTACTGACCGATTTGGAGCGAGTGGAAGCGATTTACCGCGAACACCGCGAAATGGATGACGAGGACGTATTGTTACTGCTATGAAACGAACATGGGTTTACGTTGACGGCGAGATGGTAGAGCGCAAGCGCGATGACAAGGGGCGCTATCACTACCTATTGCCTGAATTTAAGCCGTACAAGTCCATGATTGACGGTCGGATGATTACGTCCCGCGAACAACACCGTCGCCACCTCAAAGCGAACAACTGCATTGAGGTCGGCAACGAAGACCCGCTTAAGCATGGCCCCAAACAGGGCAAAAAGAACGAGCGGGTAGAGGTGCTGCGGCACCAGTTAGCGAATATGACTCACGCCGAGGCCACAAAGATCATGGCTCGTCTGCGCGATGACCTACGGTTCACTCACAATCCCCACAGGAACAGGTGACTTTTATGGATCAGACCGAAACCACACCGGAAACCCCGGAAGTTGAGGCCGCAGACCGCAAGGAACTGTTGGCGCAGCAATTTGAGGCCGCAGAACGCGGTGACGATGTAGCCCCGTTAGGCCGTGACGATAAGGGCCGCTTTGCCGCGAAGTCGCAACCCGCGCCAGAACCGCAGGAACCCGCCGAAGAACCCGTTTGGAGCAAGCCGCCCGCGTCGTGGAAGAAGGATTACCACGATGTATGGATGACGGCTGACCCCAAGATGCGGGAATACGCATGGCAGCGCGAAGAACAGATGCGAAAGGGCGTAGAACCGCTACTTTCCAAGGCGCAGTTTGCCGATGCGATGAATCAGGCGCTTGAGCCGTACCTTCCGACCATTCAGGGGCTTGGCCTTAAGCCCGAACAGGCTGTCGCAGCGTTGGCACAGGCCGATTACACGCTACGCACCGCCCCGCCCGACCAGCGTTATCAATATCTCGTCAACCTTGCCGCGCAGTACGGCATCAACCTGAACGCGACGGGCCAGACTGGTCAGCAGCCGCAGACCACGGTTGATCCGCTCGTATGGCAGTTGCAGAACGAACTGAACAACGTCCGTGGCGAGGTCATGGGCTGGAAACAGCAGCAGGAAATGGTAGAGAATCAAACTTTGTTATCTGAAATCAATTCCTTTGCTGAAAAAGCGGACTATTTTGAGGAAGCGCGTCCAAAAATGATTAGCCTACTCCAAACAGGAGAAGCGCAAACATTAGAAGATGCGTATGATCAAGCGATATGGAGTAATAAAGAACTGCGACAAAAAATGCTTGAATCCCAACAGGCTAGTCAAGCAGCAAAAGTAGTTGCAGAAAAAAACCGGGCAGCGAAAGCCGCCCGAGCAGCAGCGGTCAGCGTCAGAGGTTCTACACCCGGAACCAACACGGCTCCCAAAGCACATAGTCGCCGCGCCATGCTGGAGGAAGCATTTGATGAATCCAGTTCGCGGTTGTAATTAACTGATTAGGAGTAAATAAAATGGCATTTGCCAATTCCTCTATCAGCGACATCATTGCTACTAACATTCAGAGCCGTAGTGGTGAACTCGCTGATAACGTGACGAACAACAATGCGTTGCTCCGTCGCCTGAAGGAGCGCGGGAACGTCAAGACGTTCTCGGGCGGTAACGTGATCCTTCAGGAAATCATGTACAACGACGAGACTACGAACAACACCAACTCGTACTCGGGTTACGAAGTGTTGAACGTCGGTCAGAACTCGCCCATCTCGGCGGCCCAGTTCAGCATCAAGCAGTACGCTTCTGCTGTGTCTATTTCGGGCCTTGAGATGATCCAGAACAGCGGCAAGGAGGCCATCATTGACCTTCTTGACGGTCGTATGGAAGTTGCCGAAGCCCAGTTGGCGAACCGCATCAGCGGTGACCTCTACGGCGACGGCACGGGCAACGCGGGCAAGAACCTTGACGGTCTTGCTGCCGCTGTGCCTGATGCGCCGGGTTCGGGCACCTACGGCGGCATCAACCGCCTTGTGTGGACGTTCTGGCGTTCGGTTGCCTACTCGGGTGTCACCAATGGTGGCGCTGCGGTGTCGGCCTCCAACATCCAGCAGTACATGGACGCACTCGCGGTGCAGTTGATTCGTGGAACGGACAAGCCTGACTTGATCGTTGCCGACAACAACTACTATCGCCTGTACCTCCAGAGCCTCCAGAGCATCCAGCGTATTACGGACTCCGGTTCGGGTATGGCTGGCGCGGGCTTTGCCGCCCTCAAGTACTACGGCGCGGGCATGGCCTCCGACGTGGTGCTGGACGGTGGTATCGGTTCGTCCACCTACAACAGCGGCGCTGGCAACAGCAACCATATGTGGTTCCTGAACACCAAGTATCTGCACTTCCGTCCTCATAAGGATCGGAACTTTGTGCCGATCGGCGGTGAGCGTCAGGCCGTCAACCAAGACGCCATTGTTAAACTGATTGGCTGGGCCGGTAACCTCACCTGCTCGGGCAGCCAGTTCCAAGGCGTGTTGATTGCTTAATTAGGGAGTACACGAAAATGGCTATTATTGTTAATGGGTTCGCGTACCCCGCCCTTGGAGACACCCAGCCGTCGGCTGCTGTCAACGTGGGTACGGTTGTCACTCTTGATGATGGCGGTATGGCTGTCTATGTACAGGCTGCCTCCAACATCTCGCAGTACAACGCTGTGGCTATCCCCAACACCAACATTGCGACCAATGCGACGACTGCCCGTGTTGCCGAAACCAAGCGTATCGGCTTCGCACAGGTATCTATCGCCTCGGGCGACTATGGTTGGGTGCATCTCGGCGGTAAAGTTCGCGTGAATGTGTCGGCTTCCTGCCTCCCGGCGGTTGCCCTCTACACCACGACAACCGAAGGCCGTCTGGATGACGCTACGGTGTCGGGTGCCTTGGTTGCGGGTGTGGTCACCGAGTTGACCGCCTCTGCCACCTCGGCCATGACGGCTGTTGCGGCGTACAGCATGGTTATCCCGGTTCCGTCTAACGCGACCCCGTAATCGTGCAAAAACTGGAACTCACGGTACAGGCTGCGGGCGATCCTGCCGAATTGGCAGAGAACGTGCGTTCAGCCCTGTCCCGTGGGCTTCCAGAGTTGGCCCCCGCTCCTTGCGTACACGATGGAACATTCGTATGCGTGGCGAGCGGGTGGTCAATGCCGTCCTTTATTGACGAGATCAAAGAGCATCGCAAGGCGGGCCGTCCGATCGTGTCGGTCAAGGCCGCGCATGACTTTCTGTGTGAGAACGGCGTGGAGCCTGACTTGTGGATTAACCTTGATCCTCGGGATCGTACAAAGGGCATCCAGCGGGCCAACGACCGCACCAACTACCTTGTTGCCTCTCGCTGCCCTCCTGTCACGTTTGAGCATCTGAAGGGTAAAAAGATCACCCTTTGGCACTCATGGACGGAAGGCGAGGAGATGAAAGCGATGGGTGCGGGCAAGTTAGCGATTGGCGGCGGCACAACCTCGGGCATGAGAGCCATCAACATTGGCTACGTCCTTGGGTTCCGCAAGTTTGTGTTGTACGGATACGACAGTTGTAACCGTGCCGATGGCATCAAGCGGTTTACGGGCGAAAAGACAGGCCCGACGCTGGATGTGTATGTGGGCGACGGCCCAGAAAAGCGTAAGTTTATTTGCAACGCTGCGATGGCGCAGCAAGCCAACGAATTTCAGATGATCTATACCGTGATGCCTGACATTGCGGTAGAGGCAAAGGGGCCGGGTTTAATCGCGGCAATCATTGAAGAACGACGCAAGATGAGTCTTGCAGCATAGGAGTATAGACATGGCATTTCCTTCAAGAGTTCAGGGTGCGGGTCAGTCGGGTGGAGCCACCACGGCGATCTGCGGTGACGTTCAGGCGGCGGTGACGGCTGCGGGTTCCTCCGCGACCGATGCGCTGTCTGTTAGCGCGGTGGTTGTTCGCTCGGCGACAACGGCCTCGGGAACGGGCGTCAAACTGCCGACCGTAGAGGTTGGCGCAATGATGGTTGTTCGGAACGATGGCGCAGAGGCGCTGACCGTGTATCCGCAGACGGGTACGACGGTCAACGGTTCGGCCTCGGACACGATTGCTGCCGGTAAGGCCAACCTTTATTTTGGCACCAGCGCAACGACTTGGGTTTCGCTAGACGGAGCCTAATTCGTGGCGATTCCGTCGCGGGTTTTAGGCGCAGGGGTAGATAGTCTTAAAACCGTTTCCATTTGTGGAGACGGTGTTAGCACTCTATCGTCTGCGGGAACCTCGGCGGGCGATGCAACGACGATTACTTACGTCTATACCAATGTCAGCACCGTCACGGCAGGGTCGGGGGTTAGACTCCCCCCTGCCGAGATGGGTGCGACGGTAATTGTCAAAAACAGCGGCGCAAACCCGTTGACCGTGTACCCCAACTCGGGCAACACGATCAACAATGCCGGTTTTGGCACAATCAACACCGATTGTTCCGCTTTGTTCTTTGCCGTAAGCAATACGCTGTGGGAGGAACTACAGGGCTTTGGTCGCGCAGTTCCTATCCTGCATTACGGGGCGTTTTCGGATACCACCATACAGACGGCGGCATCCATTGATACGGCCTACGGCATGGTTTTTAACACCACCGATAGCAGCAACGGCGTATCCATTGGTTCGCCCGCTTCTCGTTTGGTTGTGGATTACCAAGGCGTGTACAACGTGCAGTTTTCGGCACAGTTGGATAAAACCTCGGGTGGTACGGGCAACATTTACATTTGGCTGCGTAAAAACGGTAGCAACGTGGCAAACACCGCGACCACGGTTGCTATTCAAGGCGCGGCGGCGCGAACGGTTGCCGCTTGGAACTTCATCATCCAGTTAGACCCCACCAATTACGTTGAATTGATGTGGGCAACGGATGATACGAGCGTTAGAATTTTGTCAGCCACCGCCACAAGCGTGTGGCCCGCGATTCCGTCAGTTATTTGCACGATCACACAGGTCAACAACCTGTAATTTCCCCACAGGAGAACGACGATGCCCCTAGATAGCGATGTAGCCAACGGCGACTCACAGTTGCAAGTTGAGTTTTTTGTGTCTGACGTGGAGAACTGGAAAGGTCATCCGTTTGTGCGGATTATGATTCCGGGCGACAAGAACACGATCATTGAGCAGCCTGTACGCGAGGATCACAAAAAGCGGTTCCCGCGCCAATGGCTTTACTTTCAAGCCAAGCAGTCTGAACAGGACACGACCCCAATCGGCACCTCGCTAGCGCAATGGGCAAACGACGAGCCTGAAACCCTAAACCGGGGTTGGATTGAAGAACTACAGATATTGAAGTTTCAGACGGTGGAACAGGTGGCCTCGGCCTCTGACGCGCAGTTACAGCGTATCGGCATGGGCGGTACGGGATTGCGTGAGCGTGCCAAAGCGTACTTGACCAAAAAGAACCGCAGCGAGACTGCGGAAGAACTGGATAACACCAAAAAGCAGTTGGCCGAACTACAGGCGCAGATGGCAGCGTTACTTGCTGACAAGCCCCGTAAAGGCCGACCGCCAAAAGTTAAAGAGGCGTAGATATGGCAACGATGCTGCAACTCGTCCAGCAAGTGACGGGTGAATTGGGCCTTCCCGTACCGGCAACGGTCGCGGGCAACCCCAACCAAGACGTATCCCAAATCCTTGCGTTGATGAACGCTTGTGGGTACGAGTTGCTGCGTCGGGCCGATTGGCGCGAACTGACCAAACAGCATACGTTTTACACGGAGGCTATTTCGGTCAACGGATCGTGGTCATCAGCCTCGCAAACGCTGACGGTAGATAGCAGCGCAGGGATCAATGACACCTATCAGGTGTCGGGCCAAGGTATCCCGAACGCAACGTATGTGACCTCTGTGCCGAACGCGGTGTCGGTGGTCATTAACTATCTGCCGACCTCCACCGAGGTCAACCAGCCGCTTGCCTTCCAAAAGGTCAAGTACGCGCTACCCGCTGACTATTACAGCACGGTCAACCGCACGCATTGGGATAAGAGCAAGCGTTGGGAGATGCTCGGCCCCGAGTCGCCGCAACAATGGGAATGGCTCCTCTCGGGCTATATCAGCACCGGCCCGCGTATTCGCTGGCGGTTGCTCGGCAAATACTTCCAGATTTGGCCCGGCGTGGACTCGGGCGAGTTGCTCGGCTTTGAGTACCGCAGCGCAGCGTGGGCGATTTCGTCAGCGGGTGCGTCAAAGAACTCGTTTACGGCTGATGACGATACGGCGGTCTACCCAGACCGCGTGATGGTTTTGGGTACGAAACTCAAGTATTTTGAGGCCAAGGGCTTTGACACGACCGCCATCTTCCGCGATTACATTGCCGAACTTGAAACGGCAGTTGGGCAAGATACGGCGGGGGCTAACCTCTCGTTTGCCCCGCGTCCGGGTACGGTGTTGATCGGCTACGACAACATCCCCGACTCTGGCTACGGATACGACAACTAATGGTCGTCGCACGCCGCAGACTCGTTCAGCAGTCAAGGGCGAATGTCGCGTCCTTGCCCTCGCCCGTGGGTGGCTGGAACGCACGCGACTCGCTTGCCAACATGGCACCGACCGATGCCGTGCAGTTGGAAAACTACTTTCCGGGCGTCTCTAACGTCAATTTGCGTGGTGGCTACACAAAACACGCAACGGGCCTTCCCGATGACGTAGAAACGCTGATGACGTACTCGGGCGGCACAACGGACAAGTTGTTTGCCGTAGCAGATGGCAAGATTTACGACGCGACCTCGGCTGGAGCGGTTGGTGGTGCGGCGGTTTCTGGCTTGTCCAATGCCCGGTGGGAGTACACCAACGTCACGACCTCGGGCGGCAATTATCTGTATGCCGCAAACGGCGTGGATAAACCCCTGCTCTACAACGGGTCAACATGGACACCGATTGATGGCGCGTCCAGCCCCGCCATTACTGGCGTTACGACTACAACGCTTACCCATCCGACGCTCTTTAAGAATCGGCTGTGGTTTATCCAGAAAAACACGCTCAAGGCGTGGTATTTGCCGACCGCAAGTGTGGGTGGTGCGGCGGTACAGTTTGATTTGTCTGCCGTTGCACGCCTTGGCGGTGTCCTCGTCAGCATGGCCTCATGGACAATTGACGCGGGTTACGGCGTAGATGACAACCTCGTATTTGTCACCGATAAGGGTGAGGTCATTGTTTATCGCGGAACCGATCCTGCCTCGGCCTCTACATGGGCCGTAATCGGTAACTGGATCGTCGGTGCGCCAATTAGCGAACGCTGCCTAATGAAGTACGGCGGTGACTTGCTGGTGCTGACGCTGGACGGGTTGATCCCGATGGCCTCGGCACTACAGTCCTCTCGCCTTGACCCCAACATCGCGCTATCAGACAAGATTCAAGGTGCGTTTGCGGCGGCAGCAGCGGCGTATCAGAACAATTTTGGTTGGTGTTTGCTTTACAACGCCAAAAACAACGCGCTGATCGTCAACGTCCCCGTGCGCGATGGCGGGCAAGAGCAGTTTGTGATGAACAACATCACAAAGGCGTGGTGCAAGTTTACGGGCTGGCACGCTTACCACTTTGCGATCCTTAACGACGAACTTTACTGGGGTGGCGCAGGGTTTGTCGCAAAGGGGTGGACAACAGGTTCTACCGGCTACACCGACGATACGAGCAACATCCAAGGCCGGGTGCTGCAAGCGTTTAACTATTTTGAGACGCGAGGCGTAAAGAAAATCTTTACCCGTGCGCGCCCGTCTATTTTCAGCAACGGCACGCCGTCCATCACGGTCGGCATGAACGTGGACTTCAATATCGCTGACAACGTGGCTCCGCTGTCGTTTACGCCCCCGGTTGTGGGGTTGTGGGATAGCGGCCTATGGGACTCGGCGATCTGGGGGTCTGACCTTGAGATTCAGAACAACTGGCAGGGTGTGACAGGGGTTGGTTACTGCGGTGCGATTCAGTTGCAGAGCAGTTCCAACAAACTGAACATCCAATGGGCATCAACTGACGTGGTATTCCAACTCGGATGGGCTGGCATATAACAAGCGGCCCCGACGTGGGCGAATGGGTGTGTGGACACACGGGCGGCGGCTATCACGCCGAACGCTCCAACGCCCTTGGCCTAAAGAAAGGTGACGAGTTGGTGTGTGGCGTAGTGTACGAGAACTGGAACGGGCGATCTATCGTCTGCCATATCGCGTTACTAGACCGCCTGACCCCGACGTACCTTGCCGCCATTTTTGATTATCCGTTCAACGTCTGCGGGGTTGACAAGATCATCGCCCCCGTCAGCAGCGGGAACGTGAAAGCGTTAAAACTTGTGAGTAATATGGGTTTCACCGAGGAAGCGCGTCTGAAGGATGCCGACACCAACGGTGATATTGTTTTCCTGACCATGACACGCGATGCGTGTCGTTTTTTAGGACACCGTTATGGGCAAAAAATCGCCAGCACCTCCACCGGCACCTGATTACGCTGCCGCCGCGCAGCAACAAAAGGAAGCCAACCTTGAGAGCGCACGCCTCACGGCACGCCTTTCTAACCCCAACATCAGCACGCCCCTCGGTGGGCAACGCGTCACGTTCGGGCGTGAGACGTTTGACCAGTCGGGTTACGACAAGGCCATGGCTGACTACAACAAGCAGTTGGAGGCGTACAACGCTGCCAAGGCGTCAGGTCAACCGTTCCAGCCTTCAGGTGGACAGCCTCCGGGTGGTTTGCCAACTAGCCCATTTACCGGCCCTACCTACGATCAGGATGGTCGCGTTCGTACTGGCCTGACCGATGAACAAGAACTGCTGATGGGCGGGTTCCGCGCACAGCCGCAGGGTGGCCTAACTTACGACCCCAACACGGGTATGCCGGTTGCGCCAACCAAGCAACAGTTTACAAGTCGCACCGATTTGGACACGCCGTTTATTGAGCAGTACCTAACCCCTGAAGCACAGGCAACCCTTGAGGCACAGCAGCGGGTAGAGCAAGCGTTGTCGGGCCTTGGCGAAAAGGCAATCGGCAAAGTCAGCGATATTTACGGCAGCACGTTCCGACCGGAAGGGTTACCCGAGCAGCAGTTTAGATTTGGCGGTTACGGTGAACTGCCGACTACGCCCGATTTGGCCTCTATGGGTCAGTTCCAGCGTGGGTTTGATGCCGAACGGATGCCGACCACCCCTGACATTACGGCAATGGGCCGTGCAGGGGCTAACGTCAACGTGCAGGGCGTCAATTACGGCCCACAAGCGGGTTTATACGGTTTTGCGGGTGGTGGCCCTACCGCACCAACCGAAATTGCTGGGGCTGACTTGTCTATGGCAGGGCGCGTTGCCGGTGGCCCACAAGCGGGTCAGTACGGTTTTGCACGGGGTTTCGTCCCTGCCGAACGGTTAGCGCAGTCCATTGACGTTTCTGGACTCGCCCAACTTCCGGTAGGCGCAGGAACGACCGCGCAACAAGCGATCATGTCGCGTGTCTCGCCGCAGTTGCAGCGGGATCGCGCTGCGCTTGAAAACCAACTCCGCAACCAAGGTTTGACACCGGGTGGCGAGGCGTACAACCGCGAAATTGAGTTGTTTAACCAGCGGGCTAACGACCTTGTTCAACAAGCCGCGCTGCAAGGCATCAATTTGGATGCCCAAATGCGGGCGCAGGGCTTTAGTGAGCGCCAGATTCAAGCCGAACTTGCCAACCAAGCGCGTCAGGCGCAGTTTGGCATGGGTACAACACAAGCGCAGTTAGCGAATCAGGCTGTTGGACAGAACTTCCAGCAAGCCCTTGCCGCACAACAGGCCACCAATCAGGCCCAAGCACAAGCGTTCCAACAGCAGTTGCAGACGGGTCAGTTCGGACGCGAAGCGCAGCAGATGGCCTTCACGATGGGTCAGTCGGCACAGCAGATGTACAACCAAGCCGTGCAGCAGAATTTTGCGCAAGGTATGTCGGCTGCCGAAGCGCAGAACCGTGCTGCACAGCAAGTGTTTGGGCAACAGGTCGCCGCACAGGAGTTGCAGAATCAGGCATTGGGTCAGAACCAAGCCGCTGCAATGCAGCAGTATCAAGCGCAGTTGGCGCGACAGGCGCAGGGTTTTGGTCAGCAGATGGATATGGCTGGCCTCTACAACGCCTCGCTTGCCGCACAACAGCAGTCGGCCTTGCAACAGGCTCAAGCCGCTGCCGCACTTCAGTCGCAGGGTTTCAATCAGGCACAGGCCGCCGCAGCGTTCCAGAACGCACAGCGTCAGGCCGCGTTGCAAGAGCAGTTGGCGCTACGCGCACAGCCACTCAACGAAATTGCTGCGATCATGGGTGGCGCACAGGTGCAGATGCCGCAGTTCCAAGCCTACCAAGGCGCGGATGTCGCAGCCGCACCGATCTTTGGCGCGACACAGGCGGCAGGAAACTTTGCACAACAGAACTATGCCAACCAAACGGCGGCATATAACGCCCGAATGGGATTGTATGGCGATATTGGCGGGTCACTTGCCAATCCGCTTGGCAAAAAACTGTTTTTAGGTGGTTAAACCATGAGAACACCATACCAATCCTTTAACTCACCCGCGATGAACGGCGGTCGCGGTCAGCGTTTAGCGCAGATGCTTCAGATGCAGGGCCAAAGCCAGCAAGTGAGCAACAACGCTGGCGCACAGACCGATATGCAGTACAGCCCCCCGCAGAACGCCGCAGATATGAATCCTGCCCCGCGTCAGTTTGGGCGTATGTACCCGCGCAAGCCCAAGACCCCCGGCATGGTGAACCCACAGGGCGGCCCGGACAGAGGGAGTTTTGAAAATGTCTAACGGAGTCCGTTATACCCCAACCTTTGCAATGCCATCCGAGTACGAGCGTGCGGCAATGGAAGCCCGCCGCCGTCAGCGCATGGCAGAGATGCTTGCACAGCAAGAATTTAACCCTGCAAACTTTCCCAACGCTCCAATTCCGTCGGCTTATCCAATTGCCCGCGCTTTAAAGGGCTTTTTAAGTGGTCGGGAAGAAGCGTTGGCTGAAAAAGCGTTGGAAAAAGCGCAAGCGGCTGATATTGCAGGAGAGCGTGAACTGCGTGAAAAACTCGGCCCTCGTTCACAGATCGCCGCGTTTC